GTGCTATCGAACAAGAAGTCGAACGGTCGACCGACGGCACCTTCGACGGGAACGATACGCGCTTCCCGCCCGCCGTCTATCCGGCGGCGGTTCTTGCGGCGGCCCGCGTTCGCGACATTCCGACGAAGGCGGAATTAGTCGCGGGCGGGTTCGTCGACGACCACGACGACGTAACGAACTACTATCAAGATATGCTTTCGGCGATTCCGTTCGAAGTCGAACCCGAATCGGTCGCCGATTGGGTGCGTCGGATTTGCGACGACCTTGCCCTTCCCGACGCCTTCGTCGACGACGCGGTCGACCTTTCCGGTGACGCCGTCGACGCCGGGCTTCATATCGGGAAGTCGACGTCGGGCTTCGCGGCGGCGGTCGTGTTCGCGACCGCGTCGAATCGACCGGCGAACGTCGAACAAGCGAACGTCGCCGAAGCCGCGTCGGTGTCGCCGACGACGATTCGGAACCAATACCGCGACGTGCTTGCCCTTCGCGACGGGTCGGTCGAACCGGGCGACCCCGACGCTATCGACGGCGGCGTGAATTCGATATGCGACCGTATCGACGGGCTTCCGGGGCGGGTGCGTGCCGACGCCTTGGAATTGGCCGACCGCGTGTCGGACGTCGACGACGAATGGGTGACGAAGACGAACCCGAAGGGCGTCGCCGCCGGCGTCGTCTATGTCGTCGCGAAAGACGACCGCGTCGACGTGTCGCAAGACGAAGTCGCGAACGTCGCAAGCGTGTCGAAGTCGACGGTCGTGAACCGGGTGAACGACGTGCGTGATTGGCGAAAGCGGGCCGCCTTCGACGCCGTGAACTACAATCGGCTAAAGCGACTTGCCGCCGAACACGACGTCGCCGTCGGGAACACGCCCGAACGCGATTACTTGGTCGACCGCTTGGTTCAATCCGGTGTCGAACCGTGACGACGGCACCATACGCGGTATATTACGGCGAATGTGGGTCGTGCGGGCACGAAATAGAATCGCCGGCACCAATCGACCATAACGGCAAGCCGTTCCGGTGCTTGGAATGCGATAAGATAACGCGGCTTTGGGATTACAAGAAGGAAAATGCCCGATAACACCGACCCCGCGCTTAGTCTAACGACCACGTTCGAAAGCGTTCGCGACGCCGTTCGGTCGGCGGCTTGGCATACGATTATCGACGGGGCCGCACACGAAGTCTTCGTCGACGACTTGTCGGTTAGCGACTTCCGCGACGCGATTGAAACACTTCGGGCGAACGGGTTCGCGACCGAACGGGTCGAACGGGCAAGTGCCGCCGACCCCGACGGGTCGCCCGAAGGTGCCGCGTTCTTCGTCGGTGACGGTGCCGCCGAAGTCGTCGTCGACATTACCGACGAAATGGTTCGGGTGAACGGTGAACGCGGCGACTTCTTCGGTGACGCGCTTCCGGGGGTCGACGGGTTCACTATCGAACGGGTTCCGTCGGGCCTTCCCGATTGGGTCGTCGTCTTCGTCGACGCCGACGCTATCGCACGGGTGCCGACGAACGCCGGGTCGGTCGGACGTAACGACACGTTCGCCGTGTCGTCGCCCGTCGTCGTTACTGAACCCGACGGTATCGCCGTTATAGACGTCGCCGAAAACACGAACTAACACTATGGCAAGCCAAATCAAAGACTTCGCGGAATGGTTCAAAGCACGACGAACGAAGGTCGAAGCGTGGTATGACGACGATAAGGGGAAGTTAGCCTTCCGGGTGACGGTCGACGGCACGCCGTTCGTGTGTGCCGCCCGGTCGCCGTCGTCTTCCGACCGCACGTCGGTAATGAAGCGCGTCGCGGGCACGGCACAAGTGAACGACGGGCTAATCGCCCTTCGTATCGGCGACACGATTCACGTCTTCGACCCCGTCACCGTGCTATATCAGGGAAACGCCGACGACCCGCACGAAGACGAACGGAAGGCACGCGGCGAAGAATGGGTTTACTTTCCGGTCGACCTTGGGTGCCGCTTCGAAGATTACGTCGACGGGCGTGACGAACCCGTTCGATACGCCGACGTCGACGACTTCTAAGTAACGCGGGCCTTGCCCGCCGTCGGTTCGTATAGTTCGCCGCGTTTTTTCAAGACTTCATAGGCGTCGCGGGCTTCTTCGTGGTCGTCGCACCGACCCCGAACGACGGCTTCGTGAACTAACCACCCGACCGGCACCGGCGGGTCGTCGGCTTCGCGAAGTATCCGAAGCATAGACGGGGCACGGTCGTCGTGTTCGACCTTCATTCTAACACCAAAGCGTCGAAGACGTCGGAACCTTCGACGTGTTCCCCGTCGTCTTGAAGCACGAACGCCGCGTCTTCGAATTGGTCTTCTATCTTGTCGTCACGGGCCGCTTCCGTTTCCGCGACCACGACTTGCCAAGTCGACGACCGTTCGGCTTTCACGCCCAAGGCGTGATATTCGTCGAACACTTGCCGAAGCAAGCGGTCGCGGGCACGGTCGCCGAATCCCCAAGCGTCGTCGACCCATTTGACGAACGCATTCGGTGAAATGACGATAGGCGTTTCGGGAACCTTTTCGTTCCATACCCACGCCGCTTTTTTCGCCGTCGACGCCTTCCCCGACGGCTTGTCGGTGTCTTGCTGAACGTCGGCGGTGCGGGAAGTGTGTGTGTGTGTGTCGGCGGTCGAAAGGGTAGCCCCGCCCCCGTCGGCTTCGACGCCTTCGGCTTGCCGTTCAAGCCGGTCGATACGTTTCACAAGGTCGGCGGTGTTTCGATTTATCGACGCTATATCGTCTTCAATCCGTTCGACGGCCCCGCTATCGTCCGAATCCATATATTCACGAAGGGCGTGTTCTAATTCGTTCCCCGTCGTTCCGTGTGTTCTTCCGTGCTTGTCGTCGACCCACGCGGTGAACGCTTCCCATAGGTCTTCGTCGATACGAACGCCGATTTTGGTCTTCGAACCCATACCCGAACGGTTCCCACTTGGGCACCAAAAGCGTGTCGGGGGCGAAGTGTGTGCCCGTTTGGTTCCGTTACTTACTTACTTTACACTACAAGATAGTAAGTAAGTAAGTAAAGGGGTTCGGTTCCCGAACCCCTTCAAGCGGCCCGTCCGGGCCGCTTCTTGCCGTTCCCGGCACTTCCGCCCCGACCGCGACCGCGACGGCTTCCGACCCCGCCCCCGCCTTCTAACCGCTTACACACACACACACTTCCCCGCACCGCCGTCGTGTGTGTCACGGTATCGTCGTGCCGGTCGTGGTCGGTCGTGACGGGCTTCGTTCCGCCGCCCGACCCGTGCGTCGTCTTCCCCGTCGAATCGTCGTGCGGCCCGTGTGCGTCTTCTAAGCACCGACACGCTTTCACCGTCACCGTCGAACCGTCTTCGTGTGTCTAATCGTAAAGGCGACAAGTGGGAACGACGCTTTCGGAACGTGCTATCGGCGACGGCACCGTTCGACGAAGACGACGCCGACTTGTTCGATTCGTTCAGCATTCACGACCCCGACTTCGTTCGGAACTATACCGCCCTTCGAATACCGGCGTCGGGTGCCGGTGTCGACTTCGACTTGCCCGACTTACACGTATGGCTTCGGCGTGACGACGGCACGGTCGACCAATACGCCGTCGAAGTGAAAGCCGGTCGGGAACGTGCCCGGTTCAGCAAGCGGGGCGGTGACGGCGGCATTCCCGCCCTTCGACGCTATGGGAACAAGACCGGGGCGATACCGTGCGCCTTCGTTCATATCGACTATACCGGGAACTTCGTCGTTCACGCCGACGACTTACACGAAGCCGGCAAGTCGCATTCGTTCACGAAACACCGCGACGTCGACGAAGACACGCTTCGCTTCGAAGATTGGGTCGAAATGCCGTCGGTAATCCGGGCTTAGTCGTCGTCGGAATAGCGCGATTGGTCGTCGACAAGATTCACGTCTAACTTATTGGCTATCTGTTCTTGATTGTGTAAAATCCGTAATTGGCTTTCGTTAAGTTCGTCGGTCTTCTTGCGAACTTCCGTTACTTCCGACCATAGTTCGTCGTGGTCGTCTTTCATTTCTTTAAAGCGCGTTTCGCTATCTTTCAGATAGCCGGCGCTTGTCGGGTCGTTATCGTCGCCGAAGATACGTCGATACGCCGGCACGGAATACGCATAATGCCGCCTAACTAACCACGCCAAGATAACCACGATTCCGCCTAATAGGAACGTCACCGCCCAAAGCCCTAACGACGACGGTGCTATCGGCCCGGATTGTAGTAACATAGTTGGGTCATAACAAGGGGTTTGTTACCGACCCGGAAGAATCCGGCGACGTTAATCAAGACGGAACCCCGCCCAATCCGATTCGGGAAACGGTCGGCCCCGACACGTCACGGGAAGGCGACGACGAAATGATTCGAACGCGGAAGTCGGTATGTGGTTGGCCCCAACTTAGCGAATACGTCGTCGACCCGTCTAACACGCGGGTTTTGACTTCTTTCGAACCGTCGTTCGGCGACCCGATTATTTCGATTGTGACGCCGCCGCCGTTTAGCGTGTAATCCAATCCCTGAACGTCGGGTTCAGTTAGGAACGGGAACGACTTCGTCGCCGTCAATAGCGACCCGTCGGTTATCGTTCCCCATACAAGGTCGTGGTAAACCGATTGTATGCCGCCGGCGGCGTCGAAGGTATTGTCGCCTAATTCTACCGACGAAATGCCCGGTGCGGAATTATTGAACGTCGCACCCGTGTCGCTATACGACCCCGACGTTTCCGTAACCATATCGACGTCGAAGGTGCCCGCTTGAAAGTCGATATTTGTGAACGTGTAAGTGACCCATTCGTCGTAATCGTGTTCGAACGTGCTTACGGTATCCGTGCCGCTTCCGCCCCCGATATAGAACGATTGGGGGTTCCCGGTTCCGGCACCGAATAGGTAATCGCCGTCGTGTAAGACGGCGAAATGGTGCCCGTTCGAATTGTTTTCTTCGTTATAACTATATTCGATTTGTGACGGCGTTCGGTCGGCGGCGAACGTCCGACCCCAAAAGTCGCCGCCGCTTGTCGACTTTACCGACCGGGAACCGTCTAAGGCCCGGCTTGTGTCTTGCTGAACCGACGTCGGTGCCGACCACGGGGCCGGAAGCCCCGACGACGGCATATTGTCTTCGAACGAATCCGCCCCTTCGGTTAGCCCGACGACGTCGTTCGCGTGTTCGACGTATTCTTCTTCGACGGCGGCGTTCCAATCCGCCGCCGTTTCCCATACGACCACTTGTTCTTCGGTTATCGCCGCCGACGCTATATCGCCGATAGGTGTTAGGGGCATAGTTGGATTAGGCGGGGGCTTTGCCTTCTATCTTCGCGACGACGTCGACGGGCGACCCCGACCCGTTATCGACGATTACGCCGATAGATTGGGAAGCGCCGGTCGTGTTCGTGTATGTCGTGATTGGGTTCCCGGTGATTCGGTCGTGTATCGTCGACCCGTCGCCGGTCGCAAGCGTCGCGATACTATTGAACGCCCCCGCATTATCGAACGTCACAAGTTCAAGGTCGACGTTCGACGGCACGGCTTGAACGGTCGTCGTCGTTAGCACGACCTTGAACACTTCGACCGATTCCGTGTCGGCAAGTCTATCGGCGATTAAGACACCTTGGTCGCCGGCGGCGACCGTTCCCGTTTCGGCACCCGAAAAGACGTTTTGCGGCTTCCCCGCCGACACCGTGACGGTTCCGTCGCCGTCGTCGACGACCTTCGTGTTCGCACCGAAGTTTAGGTCTTCGGCGGAAGTGACGACTTCGCTACCGCCGTCGCTTACGCTTGGGTGCGTCGCCGATACCGTGACGGTCGCGTCGCCGTCGTCGGCGACGTCGATATTCGACGCGAAGTTTATGTCGTCGGTGTCGGCGACCGTTTCCGTTCCGTCGTCGCTTATTCCCGTATGCGTGTCGGGTATTTGCTGAAACGTGACGGTTAGGGTTCCGTCGGCTTGGCCGACCGTAACGTCGCCTTCTATGTTTAGCGTGTCGAAAAGACCGATTCCGGTGCCGGCTTCTTCGGCTTCTAATCCGTCCGACGGGGCACGCCAATCAAGAATATCGTCGCCCGTCACCGCGTTCGCTTCGTGGTCGACTTCGACCAAGCCTAACAGCAAGCCGCCGGTCGGAACGGCGGGCGGTTCGGGGTTCGGTGACGGCGTTCCGTCGGCTATCGCGTAACTTCCCGACGTCGAATCGAAGTATATCAAGTCGACACGCCGGTCGTCGACTTGGTTCGTGTTCGACGTCGGCGGCGAACTTACTGTTAGCGTCGTCGACGACGGTGCGTATTTCGTGTCGCCGTATAGAATGCCGGTCGCACCGGCGACGTCGACGTCGAAGTTCCCGCTTCCCGACGTTAGTTCGGCGTCGCCGGGGTCTTCGATACCGTTCCCGCCGAACGCTTCGGTGATTGATACGAAGGCACCGCCGTATATAGTGCCGCCTTGCGGTGCGTCGAACGGGTCATATTCAGGCATACGCCGAACAAAAAGGCGTCGGCACTTAGGCGTTCGCGACCCCGTGTTATCCGACTTTCCACCAACTTTCTGATTCCGGCCCGTATCGCCAACGTGAATCTATGCCGTTCAGGATTGTGAACGAAAAGAAAATGCCGTTTATGTCGGTAAATCCCTTTGCCTTTACCCGATAGTCTTCGTTATCGTTCACGTCGGTCGAAATGATGTATTCCGTTCTTTGGTCTATGTCGGGAAGAAATACGTCGTGTAATCCGGTTCCGTTTTGTTCAAAACTAATAAACGTCGGTCGGGTAAATTCCGGCACGTCGACGTCGTCTTCGTCCGAATTCGCGAATATGGTTCTATTTTGATATTCGAAAACCCCCGATTGGCTTCCGGGCCTTTGCGTGATTCCCAATCGGAACAAGACCTTCGTATCGTTTACGACCATACCGTGTCGTTCGGTCGTTCGGTATGTAAGTGTGTGCGACCGGCTTAGGCGAAGACGATTTTCATATCGTTCGCGAACGCCGTTTCGTCGGAAACGGTGACGTCGCGAATCGGTGTCGCCCATATCACGTCGTCGGTGTCGGCGACGATAGCGACGACCGAAACGGTTCCTTCGGTGAACGACGACGGCGGGTCGCCCGCTTCGACCTTCCCGTCGACACGCACCGCGTTCCTTTGCTGAATTGTGTTCGCCGACGTCGTGAACGCCGTGTTCGGTAATTCTTCCGTCGCCGTGTCGGGAACGGGGCCGTTCGAATACGCGAATCGGTCGACCACGGTGTCGCCTTGTATCGCGTTCGTAAGCACGGCTTCGCCGACGTCGGTGAATAGCGACGACCCCAAGCCCGACCCGCTTAGTTCTATGTCGAAGACGACGCGAATGTCTTCGGTCGTGTCGACGTCGGTGCTTGCGGTCGCCCGAACAAGCACTTCCGACGCGAACGTGTCGGCGGATACTTCGAAGCCGTCGCCGTCGACGACGTCGGTGCTATTGAACACGCCGCGAACGCCGATTCGATTCGACGGCGATTCGGTGTTTGCTTTCGACGTCGCCGCACGGTCGCCTAAGCCGTCTTGTCTTCGGTCGGGGTCGTCGTCACCGTATCCGAACCCGACGCCCGTGACGCCCCGCTTCGGCGTCGTGAACGCTTCGCCTATGTCGGGCAAGGCGGAACTAAGCACGGCGGCGGGTATGTCTTGGTCTTCGTTCGTGAATTCGCCCCGGTCGTCGCCGAAGGTTCCCCGACCGAAGCCCTTCGATTCGTCCGGGTGCCCGAAGACGGCTTGGTCGCCGGTTCCCCGCGTTTGTATATCCGCCGTGACGTCGAAGGTAACGAACGACTTCCCGAACGAAAAGTTCCGTTCCCGGTCGGGGTTTACCTGAATGAATCGACCGCTACTTCGTTTTATCTTGCGGCGGTTTTCGGCGGCGAAGTCGTCGATTGAATCGACCATTATAGCGAAGTCGTTCCCGTCACCGATAGGGTTCGGGTGCCGTCGGTATTCAGCATAATGCTATCTATAACGAAGTCGCCGTCGACGTCTTCCGACGGTATGGTTATCCCCATTAGGTCGCCGACTTCGACTTCTTTCGTCCGGGGGTCGACGACGGTTAGCGTTATCGCGGAATCTTCCCAAGCGTTATCGTTCAGATAACCCCGTGCCCGCTTCCGGGCTTGTTCTTGTGTGCGGATATTCGGGTTTTCTATCGGTTCGGATTTGGGGGCTTCTTCGTTATAGAATTGAATCGACGCCGTGTCTTCGAACGACGCTTTCACGCCTTCGGCACCGTCTATCGTGACGCGGTTCCGAACGTCGAAGTCGCGGTCGATAGTTATGTCGGTGACTAAGACGTCATTCGTCGACGTGTCTATGTCGAACGGTGCCCGCGTGTTCACTTGCTTGTATTTTAGCACCTTGTCGCTTGTGACGTATCCGACGTATCCGTCTTCGACCGAAAAGTCGTCGACCATTTCGGCGATAGACTTCGAAAGCACCCGCGTCGTCGCGAAGTCGGTGTCTTCTATGTCGGTCGTCACGCCGATATTCCGGTCGACCAATCGGAACGTAAACGCCTTATTGAAGTCGATACCGAATGCCCGGTTTTCGGGCGTTTCGTCTTTTGCCGTGACTTCGAACCGAAGTTTCCCCGGTTCGTTCCCCGTCGTTATCGTCGCTTCTTCGACTTCGAACTTCCGTTCTTGTAGTTTACTAAGGCCCGCTTCGTCGGGTTCGAATTCGTATTTTATGCCGTCGGCGTCGGTGACGGATAGTTTTACGTCGAACGTGCCGCCGGTGTTATTCACGATAAACCGCGATTCTAACCGCTTAAGACGACGTCCGGGTATTATCGACGGGTCGAAGTCGCGTTCGGCGAATACCGTGTCGGTTCGCCCTTCGTTTATCTGAACATATAGAATATAGGGGCCGTTCTTCCCTAATCGTCGGTCGGTGCTTGATTCTTGTATTTCGTCGCCGTTCGATACCCACAAGTCGCTATCGACACTTTCGTTAATGAAGTCTTCCCGAACTTCGGGGTCGGCTTCTTTCGCGACCGATTCCCGAAGCACTTCGGCGTTCGTCAATTCGATAAACGGGCGGTCGACGTTCGCGTATTCAAGCGCCCCCATTTTCGATTCGGCGGTAATTTCTAAGGTTAGATTCCTGTTTTGCGTGTTCGACGGCTTTTGGTTCACTTCGCCCGTCCAAGTCTTAACGCCCGTGTTCGGGTCGACGACTTCGACTTCCGCCCCGGATTCGAATAGCGAACGGTTCGTGTCGGTATTTGCGACCGTCACGGTCGCCGTGCCGATACTACCGCCCGACGTCTTGTCGTATTCGACGTCGATTAGGTTCGTGACGCGAACCCCGTCGACGTTCACTTGTCGCCCCGGCATATCAGGAAATGAATGCGTCTAAAAATGACCATTCAAGCACGCCGTCGTATGTGCGTGCCGGGCGGTTCGTCGTGTCTTCGGTTAGGTTCAAAGCCGTAATCACGCCGTCGATAGTTCGACCGTCGTATTCCAAGGTGTCGAATCCGTCGGCGGCGGTGAACCCCCATTCTTTCGACGCCCGTTCAAGTTCTTCGGCGAAGCCGTAATCGTCGCCCG